TAACGGCGGCAACGTGGGTATAAACACTAACTTGCCTAGTGCTGACCTTCAAATTAATGACGGCAACACTACACGAGGAGTAGCAGGTACTTTTCATATGTACGGGTCAGCTGTAAATGGTGACGCTGGAGATGTTAGCAACGAGATTTTCTTTAGAGACGAAAGTGTCGCTAATTGGGGCGGTGCCTTTATTAGAACAGTTAGACCAGAGGACGACCAAAATGGAAAAGACGATTTAACCTTTGGAACATCTCCCTCTGGCGGCTCTGTTGTAGAACGTATGCGCATATCCTCAGACGGCTCTGTGGGTATTGGTTGTTCGCCTAGTTATTTATTAGATGTAAGTGGTTCGGCAGGGGACGTTGTTAGGTTTACTGGCGATG